AAGGTGACAGTGGACGGGCAGCAGCTCGGGCGCATCCGCAGCTGGTCTTTCAGCAGCAGTGTCGAGGCCCTGGAGGTCACCAGCCTGGCCGACGTGGCGAGGGACTACACCGCCGGCCTGAAGAGCAGCAATGGCAGCTGTTCTGTCTTCTATTACGACAACGCTCCTGTGCCTCTGTTGAGCAAGGTGGTGAAGACTGGCGCCGCTACTGACGCCGACATGGTGACGATGACCCTGGGCTGGGGTGATCGAGCTGTCACGTTCAAGGCGCTGCTCACCTCAGGCGAGATCAGCTGCCAGGTGGGCGAGGTGATGCAGGCCAACCTGAGCTTCAACGTCTGCGGTGACTTGGCTGAGGTGAACCTCTAATGGGCGTGATCCTCGGTCATGCCGGCCAGATTGAGCTGAGGCGTAACGCTGCAGGCCGGAGCTACACCAGCGAGGTCTGCCCTTCAGACGTGAATCTGGACCGCAATCGCTTCTCCTTTGAGTTCACGCCGGGGATGCTGCTAACCGGCGATCAGGTGGAGTTCAAGGCGCTGGATCGTGGCCCGCTGGATTTTGTTGAAGCTGGCGGCTGGTTTGTCCCTGGCAGCTACCCCGATGGCATCTGGTTTATTGCTGTCGATCAGGTGGGTGGGATCACGCTGTATCGGACCTTCGATGAGGCAGTGAGCGGCGAGGCCAGTGGCCGGGTGAACCTGCAGCGCCCCTCCCGCAAGATCCCGGTAGCGGTGAAGGTGCGGAACAACGTCGAACGGATCGCGGGCCAGGTGACCGACTTCACCTTGAACACCAGCCGGGAAGCGGTGGACGTGACAGAGCTGGGCGATGAGTTCCGTCAGCAGCACAGCGCCCTGATCAGCGGTAGCGGCCAGCTGAACTGCTTCTTTGACTATGAGCGCAGGCGGTGCGACGAGATGAGCGAGGCATCAAGCGGTGTGATCGAAATGCCGATCTACATGCACCAGCTGTTGCTGCGGGTTGAGCTAGGCAGCGAGTTCTGGGCCAAGTTCACCCTGGCTGGCCGGGGGCAAAAGCCGATGGGATACAACGAGGATTTGGATGATGAGGTTTGGTATGAGTTCAACGCCCTGGTAACGAACGTGGCGATTGCGTTTGAAGCAACGCAGCCGGTGCGAACCACGGTCGATTTTGTGACCACGGGCGAGATCAAGCTGCGCACCCGCATGATCTCTAACTACCTAGTGCAAGAACAGGACGGCTTCAGCAGGCTGCGGGTGGAAGAAAATATGGGCAACGGATTTATCGAAATGGAAGAAGCGCAGCAGGAGTGAGCTGGCTCTGGCGTTGAACCTAGACTGGCCCATAGCACCTAGGCGCGTCGGGAGCGAATGGATTACAGGATTTCAGAGCTGCCGCCCCTTGCAGAGGAAGACCTGCAGGGCCTTGACCTACTTGCGTTGGCTGACCTCAGCGCCAGCGAAACCAAAAAGATCGACGCCAAGAGCTTTCTTGAAGGCGGCCTGCAGCTGATTGATTACGGCACCATCCATGGCGCCAAGCTGACCCCCGATAGCGTCACGGCAAAGGAGATTGCCCCCGAGGCCATCACTGCCAGCGAGCTAGCGAATCAAGCGGTGGACACCGCATCCATTCAAGACCTGGCGGTTACCGATAGCAAGATTGCCCCTGGCGTAGACGGCTCCAAGCTTGTCAATGATTCGGTAGCAGCAGCAAAGATCAGCCCTGCCGCGCTTGATCGTGGCCTGGACAAGACCACTGGCCTGATCGGTCACACCAACGCCATCTTTGCCGGCAGCCGTAGTGGCATCAGCTTCGACGGCCAGGGCCACGTCACTGCCCACCGGGCACTGATCGGCGGCGACCTTCCCCCGGCCAAGGAAGCGGAGCTGGGCGGTGTTCAGGTGCCGCCTACCAGCGGGCTGATTGTGAGCATCGACGGCTCTCTGAATCACGCCAACAGCATCGCCGCCGGCACCCGTAGCGGCTTCACCTACGACGCCAACGGGCACATTGTTTCCACGGTGCCACTGGCGCCTGAGGATCTACCCCTGGCGACTGATACCACCTTCGGTGCAGTGCGGGTGCCCAATCTGCCGCTGCAGGTTATTGGCGGTGATCTGAGCCACGCTGATAGCGGTGTCGCCACAGGCAGTTGGACCCGCGTAACGGTGGATCAAACCGGCCACGTCACTGCCGGCGCTGAGCTGGTGGCGGATGACATTCCCTTTCTGGATGCCAGCAAGATCACCACGGGCGAGTTCGACTCTGCTCGCATTGGCTACAACAGCATCACGGCCTACCAGCTAGCTGACTACGGCATTGCTCAGGTCGGTCAGACAAGGCCCAAGCCTGAGTTTGCAGGCCAATGGTGGGTAAACCCGGTTGACCGTTCGGCCTACATCTGGATCGGCACGGTTGATGGGCCGGATTCGGTTCAGAACGGCTACTGGATGAACCTGGGCTACGGCTCAGCGGTAGAGCAGAACGCCAGGTTCGGCGGCACCTACGACGCCACGAACAACGTTGTCGAGAGCATCGGCACCTACGGCAACATGGCCGGAGTGATCGCCGGCAATACGCTTCCCACGCCAAGCCAGGCAAACGCTGGCCTGTATCTGATCGTGACGCAGGCGGGCCTGGGCGTCACGCCTGCCCCGGTCGAGTCCCTGGTGGTGGGCGACTGGATATTCAGCCTGGGCACCGGCCCCAACTGGATCAAGGTCGGTGTGATCAGCGGCCAGGCCGGCTCAGTCCGCGACGAGGATGTGCTGGTTGAGGGTGACAACTTCCAGCCGGCGATGCTGAATGTGGCGACGCAGTTTGCCGCTAACACGTTGCTCTGGTCCTACGCCCAACCGGCTAGCGGAGTTTTGCGCGGAACAGTCATGCCCAGTGAAGAGGTGCTGGTAGACGCGGATGGCGTGATGACAGTGGGCAGCTTGGACGAAGGCGAGTTCTAGGAGGCCGACCCATGGCCAGGCTGGTTTTTGAGAACTACGACCCGAACTCCAACGGGTACTACAACACCACCGTGGTCAACGGTGAGAACCTGCCGCCTGGGGGCAAGCCAGGGCAGATCCTGGTGAAGACCGGCTACGCCGACTTCGACTGCGATTGGATGACCGTGTACGTCGAAACGGACGACACGGGCGGCAGTGGCGGCACCGGAACAGGTGGCGACATAACCCTTGATTCGGTTGCTCCGATCCGTGTTCAGGGCGGGGGCAGCGCCTGGACAATCAGCATTGATGCAGCCAGTCAGCTGCGGCCAGGCAGCATGTCAGCAGCCGATAAGCGGCGGCTCGACAACCTGCCCTGTTGGGTATCGGCCACGGAGCCGACCTTGGCGCGGGTCAACGATTTCTGGTGGAACACAGAAGACGGCACCCTTTACATCCTCTACCAGGACAAGAACTCAACCCAATGGGTGCCAGCTACCCCTAGCGGCGGTGGGCAGGGGCAGAGCGTCTACGTCGGGTCGGTGCCACCAACTGCGCCTTCGCAGGGCTCACTCTGGTGGAACACTGAAGACGGGACTGGCTACATCTGGTACGCGGACGGTGATTCCGCAGCCTGGGTGCCGTTTACGCCTGCCGGCGGTGGGCAAAGCCAAGGCATCTACTTCGGTGACGTGCCACCGTCTGACCCGACGGCTTGGGGCGGGTGGTTCGACACCACCATCGGAACCACTTTCCTCTGGTTTGATGATGGCAATTCAGCCCAATGGGTGCCAGCGAGCCCTCAAGGTGGCGGGCAGAATGAAGCCAACGATGAAGGGGTGTACGCCTGATGCCGCTTGATTTCCCCGCTAGTCCACTGCCCGGCGATACCTATGAAGTAGGGAGCACGGTTTGGACCTGGAACCCGCCCCGCTGGACAGCGGTAAGCGCGATACAAGGACCGCCTGGCCCGCAAGGACCGGAAGGCCCGGTCAATACGGATGAGGGCACATATCTGCTTGAGTAGTGGCTCTACGCAGGCGTAGTTAGATTGGTTGAGGAGATCTCCCCCCTAGCTACTCATGGCCGTTAAGCCCTGGCAGTCCATCAGAAACCCTGGCGCCGATACCCGGCCCGATCCGGCCAATCTTCTTGATGGCCAAATTGCACTGAACACTGCTGGCGCTTCGCCGGCTGTGTACTTCAAAGACGCAGCTGGCGCTCTGGCGAAGGCTGGCGCTGCTCAGGTAGGCACGACTGCCCCTAACGCTACCCCCGGCGGCTTTGCTGGCAATAGCAAGGGTGAGCAGTGGCTGGACGTTACCGATCCTGCCAATCCTGTTCTGAAGGTCTATGACGGCACAGCCTGGGTAGCCGCTGGCGGCGCCACCCAAACCCTGCCAATCGCTACTGCCACCGTCTTGGGTGGCGTGAAGGTTGGCAGCGGCCTGGACGTAACCGCTGACGGCACCCTGTCGGTGGTGATGGAAGT